TTTGCCACTTCTGCCTGCAGCTTTGCCTGCCCAAGCTCTTTGTCGTTCTGTACCTTTTGCGACTGCACTTGAACCTGCGCAGAGGCAACCTGTTCGGGTGTTGGCTGGTTAGCAGACTGCGCTTGCTTCTGCTCGGCTAGTTTCTTCTGTGTTTCCATCCATTCCTGAACCATGTAACGCAGCTTATCAATGCCACGAATGTCGATGTTATCCAGCAACACCTCAAGGCCATTTTGCTCCATGAACGCCTTAAAGCTCTCGCTGGTTTTCATCAGCGAATCAAGCACACGCAATGCGATTTGCTTTTGCACTTCATAGTTAACGCCCGGTTTGACCTCCACCTGCAAAGCGCTAACATCATAATCAAACTTTAAACCGCCCGGCTTGTTAACTTCGTAAAAGGCACGCTTGCCGTCCGGCTTAATGATAGGAACGGTGCGCGGTGTCACATAGTACTTAGGCAGGAGATCCAAATACATCTCTCCACATCTTGCCCATCCTTCAATAAATCCCATCGTGTACGGCATAGCTGCAGCGTTGCTGTGCATAGCACCCTGCATAATCGCAATTCCAGATATATCATTATCATTTACGCCCATCGCTGCATCATACGACCCTAAAATCACCTGCACCGTATTGTCAGCCAGATTAAACGTATTGGTTAGCTCAGGCGGTATCGGCTGACGCTGAATGACCGTTGGTGGATTAAGCGGTTGCTTTGGGTCGCCATCCTTAAATTGGTTGTATAAAACCGTGGTTGCATCCTGTGGATTTGTGTACGCCAACTGATACTCTTTATTTGACGGCATCCCTTCAACCGGCACCATCCACTTGCTTTGCTGCAGGTTTTCAATCTCATTGCATAACGACTGACCAGCAAAGTTTTTCATGCGTTGCGTATCTCTAGCATGATACACATAAGGTCTGACGACCTGCTCGGATTGGGAGTTTTCACTGTTGCGCACAACGATACTGTTTCCGTCAAAGAATACCAATGGCAGCATGGTAAAGTTTGTTTCTTTGTGATCCACGATCTTTGATCCAGTGATCGTGAACTTGTCAATCGTCATTATGTCTGTTGTCCTAGTCTTAAGCACCACCGGCGGTTGCTCAAGGATTCCAGCCTTTTCCCATCGATCCATAAAATCATCGTATTGCTTTTCAGTAACAGTGTGGCCATTCGCTAGTTTCAAAATCTTGGCTTTTTTCATGCGCTTGCGATAGTACTCAGCAAACAGGACAATATCTTCTTTCTGGTTCTTATATGACCAGTTAAAGTTCTCAATGCTCGATGCCCTGACAAACTCCAAACCATTTAAAACATCAGCGCCATAAAGTTCTTCCGCTTCTGCTGCCGACTTTGGGAAAAGCTCGCAGGCGTATCGCCCATCGCCTTTGTGCGACTGTCTAGCCAAAGGATCAAACACTGTGAGTGTCGGGTCAAACACACGCTCGATATAGATTTGCTGGTCAAAGCTCATTTCATTTGCATAATCAGTGTATAGCTTTGCGACGCTAAAACCGCCAGCGAGCATGTCACGGTATAAATGATAGCTTAAAGCGTGCTTGCCACCATCACCAAATGCAGCTTTTAAATGCGCCTCGACCAGCTCTATGATGTCGGGGTTAATCAATTCAATGCCTTCCTTGGCTCGAACTGTGAAGCCCGGATCCATTCTGGAAAACTCACCGCACAAACGGCTTATGTAAGCCTCAAGGATGTTAAATTCCAAATTTGGTTTCTGTAATGTGAAGTTAACTGACGCATCTGCTGGCGTGATGTTGGTCTTGAAAACAAAGCGAATGAAATCATTGTAAACGCGATAGTTGCTCTTGAAATAAGAGTACCCGTTTTCGATGTCATCTTTGATATTGTCAAAGCTATCCCAAGCCGATTTCTTAACGTATGACATTCCGTTGCATCCTCGCCTGTTGAGTTTTACGCATCTGCTGACCAAGTATACTCATGACTTCATCGACTGGCGATGATTTGTTTTCTAAATGTACGGAAATAGATTTATCAATCAAAGCAATCCGTCATCCATCTGTGCAATTATCAGCCAAGTCATCGCGCCTATGGCTATCGGTTGCTGTTATTTTGCTCATGTGCTGCTTGCACATATCCACATGCCTAGCGCCCCTAGTGAACGTTACCCGCTTACTTGCCACAAATGGCTGCAGCTCTAAGAACCTAGCAGTTTTACTACCCGAGGCTGCGCTTCTTTCAATTTCTCGTATGCTAACACCTTGAATGCCCTTGATGGTGCTGATTAGCGTGACACCTGTGCTTTTCTTTTCAATAAAGATCGTGCGCGGTGGAACAGGATGACGTGCGCACTCAGTCCAGAAGTTTAACAAAAGATCCTCAAGATCTTTAGGCTCCACCCATGCTTCAATTGCATCAATCCAGTGGATCGCTGTTTGTCCTGTTTTCTTGCCGAACACCTCAATTTCATATATGCCAAAGAAACTAAAGGCGGTGGCATCATTGTAAGTTTTAGCCGTTTCTGCAGTGTCGCCAACAATAAAGGTTGCCAAAATTTCCGGCTCTTTGTCCAGCTCGATAAACCATTCCGCTTTGAAAAGCGACCCGCCTGCAGGTGTCGGCTCTTGCTGAAACTGGCTTGAGTACACATAGGGTGATTTTTCTTTTAACTCTAATAGAAACTCTTTCGAGTGAACTTCTGGATATAGCGCGTTGCCAGCATCATCCAAGGATTTTAAAATCACTTTGCGCCATCGCTTCGTGTCTTTGTCGGAAATAAAGAACTCGGCCAGATCTGCCTCATGCACACGCTGCCCAATAAAAACGATTGGCACGTTCTCACCACGCGGTCGCTGCCTGATTGTTTCCTCATAATTCTTGATGACCGATTCGCGCATTGAATCCGAGTGCGCTTCGTCTGGCTTATGCGCATCATCGATAATGACCCCACCGCTAAACACATCCAACCCCGGCAAGCCAGCGTTACGACCAGTGATGGCACCCGCGGATCCAAACGCTGCCGTGTGACCGCCTGCAGTTGTTGCAAAGTGATCCTTGGCTTTTGTATCTTTTGATATTTGAACATCAAAAAGCCATTCATACATGCGCGAGGTCATAATGGATCTGATAAAAGCCGTTTGTTCGGTAGCCAGCGTGTGCGAGTAGGATATATAAATAAAATTACAGGATGGATTAATAGCATAGCACCACGCAACCCACATGCAAATTTGCCACGACTTGCCAGAGCCCGGCTCCACATTAATGAGCAAGTTTTCTTTGGGGTGTTCCATGCGTGTCAATGATGTTAGTTCACGACAGATGATGACCTGATGCGATTCGCGCCCCTGCGGATTGGATGCAATATAGTCGCGGTTGGTTAAGTACTTAGTAAAATACTTTGTAAATTCGCGCAGCGATCCACGCAAGCGTGCAGCCATTTCTTGTTGGTCAATATCAATTTCCATCAACTAACCTTGCTCTCTGTTACATCCTGAGCGACCAGCGTAAATAAATATGTTTTTTTGTCAGTATTCTTTAAGTCGTGCGCAATAGCTTTAAAGGCATTAGTTGCCATCTCAATACCCAATGGTATTCCGTAATCCTCCATCAATGAGTTGAGCAATACAGTTTGATTAATGGGTGTCACTGGCTTTTCAATATTAGCCTTGCAACTAACAATAATATCTTTGCCTTTGTTATCACGTCTTATGCGCATCAAGATGCTTCCTTTAATGTTTCTTTTTTAATGATTTCCCATAGGTTGCTTAATCCAGCACCTATTCCCACAGGCACAAAAAATGTTGTCGCCACACGATTCTTGAAAACCTTGTTGTCCACTGTGATAAACACATATCCAGCGCCATCGGTGCAAGCTTTTATAGTTACAGCAATCTCATGCGCCCAACAAAGCGCAAGGAAATCTTCCAATGTCACCCTATAGATCATTTCATCCGGCATCGAACAATCAGCGCAAATATGTCCATCGATATATTTCCACGGTGTAGAATCTTTGCTGCAGATCTGGCATGTTTCCAACGACATTAAAAGTCCTTCTTGTACTTTTCATCAAGCTGCTCTCTGAGTGCAGCCATTTCAGCCTTCAAATCTTCGTTCTTACTTTCTAAATCTTCGATGCGCTGCCTGTCGCCATATATTTTCGGCGCTAACTTTGACGCATACCATTTTATCGTGTCAACATGCAGACGTGACCGGCCGATCCAGTCGTGATTACACTTAGCCATGCCATCATCATCTATAATCGTATCGTTGCCGTCAGCGCGTGAAACTTCAAGCGCTTCCTCAACAAGAAAATCAATTTGATCTGCCTTTGATTGCGCGTATTTTGCAGAAAAGGCTGGCTTGGTCAATCGCCAAACTCTAATGGTTTCAGGCGTTGGAAAATGGGAATTTCTTTCGCAGATGTGTGCAAGCCCAATCGTATTGCGTGCGACAGTTTGGCAAATTTCATCTGCTAACTTTTCGCTATAGAGTGTCGGCCTGCCAATCTTTTTAGCCACTGGCTTTTTCCTTTTTCTTTCGTGCTTTTTTCACCACGACGACAGGCGCAGCTTTAACGTCAATGCCTGTGCCATTACACGCTTTGCAGTTCTCTTTCATGTAGCCCATGCCACGCACTGACTTGGATCCACCACACACGATGCAAT